TTGGGAGGTGAAAGAGAATGAATAACTATTACATTACGTTCGGCAGTGAGGGACAACCCTTTAAGGGCGGTTGGATAATCATTGAGGCGGAAACAATAGAGCAAGCGTGCAAGATTTTCAGGGCGATGTATCAATACAAGGAAACTAACGATACACTGTTAAAATTCTGCTCAATATACACAGAAGAAACCTTTAAGCAAACAGAAATGTATAAAGACAATGATAATCTTGGAGCAGGTTGCCACTGCAAAATAAGCATAAAAAAAGAGACCGTATGAGGTGCAACTCAAAACGGTCAAAATCTGAAAGCATAGATAATATATCTATGCTTGTATTCTAACACAGAAAGGATAATAAGTCAAATGGAATGGATTAAAAAGAACACAAGAATTAACACGAGCAATGCTGATGTGAGCATTAGTATAACATCGTTCGGGAAAAATAAAAGAGGTGCAACAAAATACGGAACAGCGATAATGTTTCGTAATAAATGTTTCAGAAGTATCTTAAAAGACAGTGATTATATGATTTTTGCCGTAGACCGCAAGAGAATATATTTCAAAAAATCTGATAGTGTGAACGGCTTTAAAGTGTATTACACAAACAAAGAAAAAAATAACTGCAGAATTAAATATGTAGAACCGCTTAATATGTTTTGTGGCGACTATGCCCTAAGATACGACAGCAAAGAAAATTTGTATTTTATAGATGCTGATTTCAAGCTTTAAGGAGTGTATAAAATGTTTGGATATGTAGATATAGACAGAGAAATAACAGGCAATTATGGAGAAGACAGTTGTGGTGAAGAAGTAGTTGCCTGCACTTGTGACGAGTGCAATGAGCCTATATATGTGGGTGACAAATATTATGAAGTTGAAGATGTGATTATCTGCGAAAATTGTATAGATAACTTTGCAAAAATAGGGGAGGTAAATATAAATGAGTATTTTTGATAAATTGAATAAGATTAATGTCAACGATTACACAGAAAAGAAAAACGGCTTAACATACCTTACATGGTCGAGAGCTTGGGGAGAAGTAAAAAAATTATATCCTAATGCAACATATGAAATAAAGTGTTTTGATGATGGACAACCGTATTATTATGACGAAAAGACAGGGTATATGGTATTTACATCAGTTACAATAGAAGAATTAACGCATGAAATGTGGTTGCCAGTTATGGACGGTGCAAATAAGGCTATGAAAGACAAGCCATACACCTATGATACAAGGTACAAAAAAGGGTTGACGGTTGAGACGGCAACGATGTTCGACATTAACAAAACAATTATGCGTTGTTTAGCGAAAAATCTTGCAATGTTTGGATTAGGGTTATACATATATGCTGGCGAAGATTTGCCGGAAACTGACGATACACAAGAACAACCTAAACAACAGGACGGACAAATTAATGAAAAGCAAATGCAGAAAATACAGAGCATTTTGACCGTTTTCCCGAAAGAAAACAAAGACACTTCACTAAACATTTTGTTGAACGAGTTCGGTGCAAAAGAGTTGTCAGCATTACAGCAAGATAAATATGTTTTGTTCATAAATCGTCTGACCGACACTGCTAACGGTGTTGTAAAGAGTAGATTGAGCAATCTTGTAAAACAGTTTATGAACAAGTCCGGTAAAACCGAAAGCGAAGTGAGAGAACTTCTGAAAGCAGGTTTAGGCAAAGGTGTTGACGAAGTCACTATCGCTGAATTTGACAAGTACGCACATAACGCAGTACAAATGATTAAAGATTATGGCGGTAATGCCGATGAATAAGCAGATATTTCAAAAAAAAGACGGTATTAAGGCGGTAGCGTGGCTATCGTCCTTAATATCTTCATTAGACGACAACAAGACGTATGCAGTCGAAGTAAAACAACATAAAAAACAACGTTCACTTGACGCCAACGCCTATTGTTGGGTACTGATAGACAAGCTTTCAGAAAAGCTGAATGTCAGTAAAACAGAAATATACAGACAGGCAATTAAAGAAATAGGCGGTAACAGTGAAACGGTGTGCGTGCCTACAAAAGCCGTAAACAAGGTATGCGAGGGGTGGAAACATAACGGTATAGGTTGGCAAACGGAAACGTTTAAAAGCAAAATTGACGGTTGCACAAATGTCATTTTGTACTACGGCTCATCGTCGTACAATACAAACCAAATGTCAATGTTAATTGATAATATTGTACAGGACTGCAAAGCACTTGATATTGAAACATTAACGCCGAAAGAATTACAGGCATTAAAGGACGGTTGGAAATGAAAAAGTGTTTTATATGCGGAAGAAACGGAAACGGTGACAGGTTAGAGCGACACCATATATTCGGAGGAAGTAACCGAAAACACTCTGAAAAATACGGATTGGTAGTTTACCTATGCGGCGAACGTTGTCACCGCAACGGCGAATACAGTGCACACAGAAACAGTGACATAGCTGATTACTTGCACCGATACGGTCAAGAAAAAGTTATGAAAGAGAATAATTGGACCGAAGAACAGTTCAGAGAAATTTTTGGAAGGAGTTATTTATGAATAAAGTTATATTAATGGGACGTCTTACAAAAGACCCAGAATTAAGGCAATCACAAAACGGCATTTCAGTTGCAAGATTTACAATCGCCGTAAACCGTAGATTTGCAAAAGACGGTCAGCAACAAGCCGATTTTATTAACTGCGTTGCTTGGCGTCAGACGGGCGAATTTATCGCAAAATACTTTGAAAAAGGTAGTATGATTGCAGTAACCGGAAGTATTCAAACGAGAACTTGGGACGGTAATGACGGCAAAAAGCAATATGCAACGGAAGTAAACGTAAACGAGGCATACTTCACAGGCAGTAAGTCAGAAAGCGGTACAAAGGGAAATAACACCGATTTTTCAGATAGTGATATTAATGAGTTAAATAATCAATATGGTGATGATTTCGCTACTATCGGTGGTGATGAGGACGACGATTTACCGTTTTAATTAAAATGAAAGGGAGCAGACAGTATGACATATATTGAAATACTTAATGCGTTTTGGAATTGGCGTAGGTTTAATGTAATTCCGCATTCGGCAGCGGATTTGTATTTTTGTCTTTTGGACTTTGCAAACGCTACTAAATGGGAAGATAAAATTACGATACCCAATTCACGCATAACAGGTAAGATAGATATTTCAGAAAAAAGCCTTTTCAATGCAAGAAACATATTAATTCAATGTGAATTGATAGATTACAAAAACGGCAAAAAAGGACAAGCCGGAACATATCAAATAAACCTAACCACCCTACATAATTTCATCAATAGGGGAAGTAATGTAGGGAGTAATCAAGGGAGCAATAGCGGAGTAATCAAGGGAGCAATAGCGGAGCAATCAGGGGAACATAATAAAGATAAAGATAAAGAGAAAGAGAAAGACAAGAGTAGTAGAAGTAGAAAAGAAACACTTCCGCTACTGCCCGAGAAAATAGTCAAGGCGTATCAGAATAACATAGCACCTTTGACACCGATTACTGTACAAGCCTTAGGTGATTGGTTAAATGACGTGTCGGAGGACGTTGTTATATACGCAATCGAGGAAGCCGTAAAGAATAACAAGCGCAATTACAGGTACATAGAGGCTATATTGCGTAATCACTTCAATGCGGGACGTACCACTCTTGCGGAGGTGCAAGGTGCAAAGAAAACATACAACAAAGGGAATGAACAAAGCGTATATGATGATAACGGTCTTGACTATGACGAGATGGAAAAATTAATGAGGGAGAGAATGTAATGGTTATATTGGCAATAGACCCCGGCAATGTACAAAGCGGTTGGTGTGTTATTGACGGGGAAACAATGAAACCGCAAGATTTTGGAAAGACCGATAACAACGAATTGTTAGACAGTTTTGAACGTCTGATAAGAGTATATCAAGTAGACGTTGTTGTTATCGAAATGGTGGCGTGTTACGGTATGCCGGTTGGGCGTGAAGTGTTTGAAACGTGTGTGTGGATAGGCAGGTTTACCGAAAAAGCAAAGCAATTACAAAAGGATGTTCAATACATAACACGCAAAGATGAAAAAATTAATATCTGTCACAGTATGAAAGCTAATGATGCAACTATACGTCGTGCTTTGATAGACAGATTCGCAAAGCACGACTTAAAGAACGGCAAGGGAACGAAGAATAACCCCGATTGGTTTTACGGATTTAAAGCCGATATATGGGTGGCTTATGCCGTAGGCGTGACGTGGATTGATACAAAAATGGAATAGGAGTGTTACATACATGGCAAAAGAACAATTATGTTGGACATGCAAAAACGCTTGTGGCGGTTGTGATTGGAGCAATCTCATTGAACCTGTAAAGGGGTGGACAGCTAAAAAGGTGCAACGCAAAAGCTATGAAACATACCGAATATCTGAGTGTCCGGAGTATATTCCAGACAAGAAAACAGATAGCGAAGAACAACAAAGAGGAATGATAACCAAAGACGAATTGGCTGAGATAAAGACTATGTTAGACAGTGGAGCAAGTACGGAAGAAATAGCTATATGTTTGAATAGGCGTGATAAGACAGTAAGAAAGGCGTTGGCAAAGATTGAAAGACAAGGTTGCAAAGAAACTAAAGCAGAAAAGACGCATTGCAAGACAAGCAGTACGTCAAAAAGAAGAATCAGCGTTGATTAATGATTTTAAAAGAGTTGCCGCAAAGCACGGTGTCAAGAAATTCAACACAAAAAAGGCACTTCAAGCCTACAAGATTGTTGAAGTCGAGGCAACCAAAGAGGCAATAGTTAATTCAGTTGTGTTTGTTGTATGGTATTTGCATACAAAGTACGGTTGGAATCAAAAACGATTGGTACGATACATAACATATGCACATAATTATCTACAACATATCGGCAATGAAACACGAACGGTTATGCAACTGACTGATGAAATAAAAACAGAATGTAATTTTGATTATCAATCATTAATGGCAGATTTTAAACCGTTGGAACTGAAAACACGAAACGTTGACGAAGACGGTATGAAGATGATTATATACAAAATGCAAACGTTATTACCTGTAACACTATATCCGTTGTATATGCAGTTTGGTTGGCGTAAAAAACGTATGACGGAAATCGGACAAGCGGCAAAGTTTGTATTAATGGATATGCTGAACGGCAGAATTAAAACCATAAAAGACACGATTCGTAACGATTGCAAAATGATATTTCATTCAGACGGACGGATTGAATATTTAGACAGGGGGAATTGATTTGACGAAAGAGGAGCTAAGGCAGTATCGCAGTATTGTTGCGGAATTGAACGAGGTAAACGACAGGATAAACAGTAATACGGTACACGGTACTGTCACAGGCTCTGACAGTGAATTTCCGTATGTTAAACACTGTATGTCAGTATCGGGCGTAACGTCGGAACATTCAGATGATATTATATTACGCCAGCGATTGGAACAGCAGAAACAAAAGATTGAATTATTTGTCGCTACAATATCCGACAGTGAAACACGTCGTATATTCCGATACAGATACATAGACGGAACGGTAATGCCGTCGTGGCAGTGGATAGCGTTCAAGATGGGTGGTGGCAATTCGGCTGATGCTGTAAGAATGACGCACAATAGATTTTTAAAAAAAATATAAAGTTGTTCGTTTTGTTCGTTTTTTCTATGGTATAATTTATAATGCGAAAAGAATGAGCAAACAAGAATAATACAAAAATCTATGTACAGTGTGTGTCTTTGTGCTTGTATAGCCTTGCTCTGCATATTCTTACGCCACATAATCGGTGTATCATCGTGAGATGATGGGTGAATATCTCATTTGTATTTGTGGGAGTGGAGATATTAATTTTTTTGGAAATTTATTCTTTGTAAAAAAGGAATTTTGTGTGATGTTGTCGAATTATATACACAAATACTATTTTATGGAGGATGAAATTATGGAAATATTGTTTTTTGATCATGTACGAAAGCACAAATCGGACGATGATAAATATCTCAAATATCGTAAAGAAACAAAAATGTTTTACGCTGATGAGTCATTAGAACATCTGAAAAAGGAAAGATTGCGTATAGAAACAAGATTAGAAGACAGAAAACAAGACAATGCATACAGTGCAATAGCCGCTATTTTGGCATTTATAACATTAGCAGTGACACTTGTATCAATAGTTACCAAAATTTTTTATTTTTTTATTGCTATAATAGCGATGTTTATATTATTAGCATTCGGAATATATAGAAAAGATGAGTGTACTCAATGCCGAATTGCATTGCAAGTCTTAGATGAACTGATAGCGGAAAAAGAAGAAAGCAAAACAGTCAACGGAGCAAAACAATACAATGTCACTATTGTATCAAAGTAAAATATAAGGCACTATCGAATCGGTAGTGCTTTTTCTATGCAATAAAATAGGGAGGTGATATGGGTGAAGATTACGGACGAAGTCAGAAAGAAAATTATAGCTGATTATGTGGATTGCGAAAATTACAGTGCGGTATCACGCAAATACGGAATCAGTCGGACAACTGTTTCAAATATAGTCAAAAGTGACGGTACAATTTGCGAAAAGTTGCACCGAAAAAAAGAGGAAAATACGCAGAGTGTAATTGAATATATGGGAAACAAAAATTCTGCCGTATGCGAACTGATAGACTTATATTTAGATAAACTTGTATCACCTCAAAAAATGGAAAAAGCTACGCTTTCTCAGATAGCTACTGCTCTTGGAATAGTTATTGATAAGTTTACGGCTATAAGGTCGGAGAGTGAAAATAGAGAAGGTGGGGTTATCCTTATGCCAGATGTGAAGGATACTTCATAAGAACGAGTGATTTAAAAAAGATTTGTGACATCTTAAAGGGGTGATGACAACGGACAGGAATATCATTTGGAAACCGCAACCGAGACAATATGAGTTTATGCGGAGAGGCGAATATGAGGCATTATACGGCGGAGCCGCAGGAGGCGGAAAAAGCGATGCCATGGTTGCAGAGGCTTTAAGACAAGTTGACATTCCGCATTACAAGGCTATTTTATTTCGTAAAACTTTTCCCGAAGCAAGGGAATTGATACTTAAAAGTCATCGTATATATCCGAGAGTATATCCAAACGCAAAGTATAACGGGTCCGAACATTGTTGGACTTTCCCGAGTGGAGCAAGGATTTATTTCGGTTCTATGCCGAATGCTACAAGTTATCTACGGTATCAAGGTTTATCTTTTGCGTTTATAGGTTTTGACGAACTGACGCATTTCACACGGGAAGAATATGAATACCTTATATCTCGTAACCGTGCAGACGGTCCGGGTGTGAGAGTATATATACGTGCAACGGCAAATCCGGGAGGAGTTGGACACGGGTGGGTTAAGGAAAGGTTTATTACCTCGATGCCACCTAATACTCCGTATGAATTTAAGACTACGGTATCAAAACCGGACGGTTCGGCAGTGGAGGTGACACGAAAGAGAATATTTATCCCGTCAAGTGTATTTGACAACAAGGAACTTTTGAAAAACGACCCCAATTATCTGGCTAATCTTGCTATGCTTCCCGAAGCACCAAGAAAAGCTCTGCTTTACGGGGATTGGAATACGTTTTCCGGGCAGGTATTTACTGAATGGAAAGACAATCCCGACGGATACAAACGCAGGCAGTTTACTCATGTTATTGAGCCGTTTGATGTGCCACGTCACTGGCGGAGATACAGAAGCTTTGACTTCGGTTATTCAAAGCCGTTTGCGGTGCAATGGTGGGCGGTGGACACTGACGGAAGAGTATATTTATATCGTCAACTTTACGGTTGTACGGAAACTCCAAACACGGGTGTTAAATGGGAGCCGAGAAAAATTGCAAAGGAGATACGGAAAATAGAAGATGAGCAGGAAAAAGGTAATACTATTATAGGGATTGCCGATCCGAGTATTTGGGACAAGTCACGAGGCTCTGACGGTACTGTAATAAACATGATGGAGGAGGAAGGTATTTATTTCGATAAGGCAAAAAATGACCGCATCTCCGGTAAAATGCAAATTCATTACAGGCTTGCATTTGACAAAAACGGATTCCCGATGATGTACGTGTTTAATACTTGCAGGCAGTTTATAAGAACTTTACCTAATCTTGTCTATGATTCAGTACATGTCGAGGATATCGACACTACACAAGAAGATCACGACTACGATGCTTGTCGTTATTTTTTACAGGAAAATCCGATAAAGGCACGTTCAAGTGAGGTTCACAATGATATATATACATACAATCCATTAATGGATTAGAAGTCATACGGAACGTTATTATAGCGGACGACCGATGGTCGTCTGAATAAAATATGTTTATATGGGACGGCGGGTTTGCTGCCCTGTGAAAGGAAAGAAACAATGGAAGAAAAAAATTTGAACGCAACGGGTGAAGAAATATCACAAGAGGAAGTCGTTCAACCTCAATACAATGACGGTGCATTTGGCAATGAAGAAAACATTGCACAAGAGGGATTCACCAACCCTCAAGAGGAACTTGATAATGTCAAGGACAAAACAAACTTTGATGAAATGAGTGACGAAGATTTTGAAAAATATATAAATTCGGCGCAAAACGGCACACTCGGTCGTGAAGTACAAGCGAATGAGTATGACGTGGACGAAAATGCAGATAAGAACAAAAATGAAAATACTGCTCCTATCAGCAAAACAGGTAACGTCGAGCCTGAAGACGGTGAGGAAGAAAAGCCTTTCAGAATATTCGCCACAAAGGAAGAATTTCAGGGAGTAATTGACGGTATTATGGGCGAACGCCTAAAGAAAAATCGTGAAGATATGAGCAAACTTGACGGTTTAAAAAGGCAAGCACTCAATTTCTATGGCACAGATGACGCTGATACGGCTCTTAAACAGCTGATAGAAGATATAGAGCAACAGAATGCTGACAAAAAAGGTATGAGCGTTGAGGAGTATAAACAGCAGTCTAAGGACAGTATTGATGCACAAAAATACCGTGAGGAACAAAGAAAAGCAACTGACAGAGATAATCAGATTGCCGAGATACAGCAGAAGTGGCAAAGTGAAAGTGAGGATTTAAGAGCAATAGTTCCCGAATTTGATTTTGCCAAAGCTATGCAGAATAAAACTTTTTACGACAATATAGTAAGAGGTAAATCAGTATCGACAGCATATCTTGCGGCGAATACACAAAATACTGTTATCGGTCGGGTGAAAACGCAACGCCGAGCGATTATACAGAACGGCAATATGAAAGGTAATACGGCGGGAAAGGTTGAGGCTAATCCTGCGACAATGTCAGATGCGGATTTCAGAAAGTATATTGACAGAATACAGAGAAGATAAGGAAAGGAATGATAAGATATGCCATTGGGATTTGAAGAAAATCTTAATATGAACAAAACTACAAGTACGGGTGTACAACCGTTATATCAGCCTGTACTTAACAGACATCTTTTAATGGTGTCAAAGCCGACGATGATACACGCACAGTTCGGTCAAAAGGTAGAAATACCTAAAGGAAAAGGAAAGACTATTGCTTGGGACAAAATGTCGCCACTGCCTAAAGCCAAAGTACCTCTTACGGAAGGTATCACTCCGGAAGGTACTGCAATTAATATATCACGAGTAACATGTACTCCTGAACAGTACGGTGCATATGTAAGTACAACAGATCAGTTTGAATTTTTTACGCCTAATCCGTCACCGGAGGTTTTAAGAATTAATGAGGTGCTTGGGGATAATGCAGGTGAGACTCTTGACAGTTTGACAGCAGATGTACTTTCAACGGGTACTAATGTACAATATCCTAACGGAAAGACGGCAAGAGCGTCATTGACAAGCGATGATGTGCTTACCGTTGCCGAAATCAAAAAGGCTGTCCGAACTCTAAAAGGCAACAGGGCAAAAAAATTAAAGGGCGGCAAGTATGTTGCTATTATTCATACAGATATTGCACATGACCTTATGAATGACAGTGAGTGGAAATATCCTCATCAATATGTTGACACAAAACAGATTTATGACGGCGAAATCGGTGAACTGTACGGCGTGAAGTTTGTTGAATCTCCCGATGCAAAAGTATTCCATGGCGAGAAAATTGCCGGATATGATGAATTATCTGTAGTTAAAGTTGATGGAAAGAATATTTACATTGCTGAAACAATTACAGATGATCAGGCGACATCACTTACAAGTGCATCAACAAAGCGAAAGATACTTGTAAATGATTTTGTTTACACTGTGTCATCCGCAACCGCAGGGAAGAATGGCGAGGCTTATTTGACTTGTGCGACTAATGTTGATGGAAGTGTGGTCGCAGATATGAAGATTTATCCCGGTGAAGGTGCGGCAAGCGGTAAGCCGGTTTACTCAACTCTTGTGATAGGCGACAACGCATATGGTGTTACTGATCCTAAAGGTACTCTTGAAAATATTACAAAGCCGCTTGGTTCTGCCGGAAGTGCCGATCCGCTTAATCAAAGAAGTACAATGGGCTGGAAATCTTATCATGCGGCAAAGATACTTGTTAATGAATATATGGTGAGAATTGAAACGGTTTCAACAAGATATTAATCAGATACTAATCAGATATTAATTTCAAGGGGCGTAACTTTACGCCCCTGTTTTTGTACAAAATGAGGAGGTGCTTTTTTATGGCAACAATAAAAAAAGATGAACACGAAAAGAAGGTACAGGATTACTACAATGAGAAAGTTCCCGTATTTATACGACGTCCTGAGGGAGTCAAAGATAATTCTTGTACCGTAACACTAAACGGTAAGAATTATCAAGTGCTTTACAATACAGAAGTAATGGTACCGAGATGTGTAGCACTTGTAGTTGAAGAATCAGAACGCAACGAAAGAATCGCGGAGGAAAATGTACAACGTCTTATGGGTGGAAACAAGAAATTAGGAGAAGTATAAGAGCGGAAGGGGGACAATATGCAGTATAAATTGATTGAAACAAAAAATAATACCAAAGGGCAGATTAGTGGTTTTTACGGCTTAAACCGTACCGAAAAAGGTGAATACAATGAATTTTCAGATATGCTGAATATGTCCTCCGACTGTTTTCCGTGTCTTGCTCCTGCAAAGACTATACAGAATGTGCTGACACAAGATAATATTCGAGCCGTCATATCACCGAAATATACAAATGACGATGAGATAAAAGCCTTTACAGGGGTAGCGGGAACAAGCTTTTATTATAACGGGAAAGAAATTCCTTTTGAAAGTGAGGATATGTCGATAACGGAGGGGATATCCGTTACTTTGGTTGACTTTAACAGGCGTATCGTAATATGTGCTTATGATGATAGAAACGGCAAAAGCATTATGTATTATTATGGATACACTGCAACAGATGAAAATAAAGTTAAACGAATGGAAAAGGGAGCATATGGCATTATCTGTACTGCGTATTCAAGCGGAAATCCGGACAGAGACGCAAGCGTTACTAATTATTTGACAGCAACAGGAGTTGACTGGACAGAATACTTTTCCGTAGGGGATGCAGTTTATATTGATGGGTTTAAAAATGAGAAGAATAACACTATTGACCTTGACAGTCGTTACAAAAATGTCAGCAAGGACAGAGCTATAAGCTGTATTGTGGAAAAAGTGACAAGCAGTAAACTTTATCTGCAATTATACAATTATCTGCATACTCCTCTTGTGCTTGAAAAAGAAAAAGCAGAAAACGTAAACATATATATTAAAATACCTACAATGAATCACGTTTGCATTCACAATAATCGTTTATGGGGAACCAATCCTAACGGAGAGTATTTGTACGCTTCAAAACAAGGAGATTGTTTCAATTTTAACACATTTCAAGGATTGGCTAATGACAGCTTTTATTGTGAAGTCGGAACGGCGGGTGGGTTCGTTGGGATTGTCAGTTACAGAGATAATCTCGTAGCCTTCAAGCGTGACTGCATACATCATATATACGGAGATAAACCATCTAATTTTACAATGCCGAAACAACTCTCGGATTGTGGGTGCATTGATATACGGTCGGCATTGCAGATTGGGACAGCACTTTATTTTCTCGGCTATGGTGGCTTTTATAAATATGTCGGCGGTCAGCCGGAGTTAATATCACGAAAGCTTAACAAAAAGTACAAAGCAGCAGTTGCTACAACTGACGGACAGAAGTATATCGTTTCCGCTAAGTGCAGTGAGAATGACGGCGGAGGCGAATTACTTGTGTACGATACGCAATACGGACTATGGTACAAAGAAACGTACATTGACTATGTCGATTCTTTTCGTTGGCATAACCGAGTATATGTTGCAGATAAAAAAAGTATTTTTGAGTATGGTGCATGTACACCACAAAGTTGGGAATGCAAAAGCACAGTTATATATGATGATATGTTTGACAACAAGGGTATGACGGAATTGTGGATAAGAGCAAAAATATCTGACGGTGCAAGGATTGATGTATATACTTCGGAGGACGGCGGAGATTTCTTGAAAAGAGGGACACTAAATGGGAAGGGGACACTAAAGGTGTATCGTATTCCTATACGATTTATAAATGGAGAATATTATCAATATCGACTTGATGGATACGGAAGTGCCGTTATATATGATATCGAAAGAGTTATATCAAGTGGCGGAAGAGGATACAGAAAGGGGTAATGATGTGTATATAAATGAAGTGATAAGGGCATGCGACACGTTATGCCCAAATGAATACAGTGAAGATGAAAAGTACAGATGGTGCGATGAATTATCTGCAATGCTGACTCAAGAACATCTGAAAAAGTATAATAAAATAACTGTTGAGCCGGAAGAAGATAATTCGTATCTTCTTCCGGAGGGAGTTACGTTTGAAATGGTAGACAGGATTTTGGACGGTGCAAGGGAAATTGATAAGCGTGATTTTCGTTCTTGCGGTATTGAGTATTATTACGGACTACGTGGCAGATTTGTTTTTCCGATACGTAATCGTGTTCGAGGGAAAATTGATGTTATATATATAGTAAAACATAATCCTATACGGAATATTTCTATAAACAATACTGTGAAATTTAAGCACAACGGATTTTATACCGATAATCCAAAGTTTATTAAGGGCGACACCGTAACGATAACAACGGATAATGTATCTTTTGAAAACATTGCAATATTGGATATACAGTATCCGGATGAAAAATTCTGCTTTATAGTTGTTCCTGACGAAACATTTAGAAGCCTTTTTTCGGGCGGGGAAACGGAAAAGAAAATACAATGCGAAATTAAACGAATTGTAACCGAAAAAACGGTATGCGATTCACCGTATGACAGAATGTATGTAGACTATGTAAACGCTCAAATATGCTATTATCAGCGTGATTTTGACACTTACAATCAGCATATGAATTTATTTAATCAGCGTCTTGCAGCATATCAATCATGGCTACAAGAACGCAGAGTACAGGACAGGGATGGGAAAATAACAAATTGGTGGTAGACATTAATGATTTTCTTGGTTTGAAAGGAGAAAGTATGCCGAATTTAACGACAGGATTTCCAAAGAAAACAGGAAATCTTGAGTCTGATTATGAAAATTTATATAACTGGTCGGTATCGCTTATTGATGAATTGAAATCAATTTTATGTAATCTTGACAGCGGTAATGTTACAGAAGCAAATAGTGTAAAGGCACAGAATATAGATTGCACACAGGCAAGGATAAAAGATGCACAAATGCAAAGTATTACTGCGGACAAGCTTACGGCAGGAACGATTGACGCACGGGATATAAATGTTATTAATATTAATGCAGATAACATTAATACAGGTACTCTTAACAGTGAGATTGTGAATATAGAAAGTGAAGACGCAAAAGGAAAACTTATTTTAGATGGCGATTCACTTATATTTTATGAGAAAGACGGTGATAAAATATACCAGCGTATTGCTATCGGACGTGGGGAGGACGGGAAATACATATTTACTGTACAAAACAGGGACGGTACGCAAGGAGTGTATATGGACAGCGGCGGAAATATAAACATAACAGGGAATATTGGTGGTGCGAGCAATATTTCTGTTACTTCCGATGTCGATATAGGCGAAACTTTAAATTTTAAAGACCGAGATACCCAAACAAATGGAGGGATTATATCAATCAGCAATAACCGTCTGTATATCGCAGGAGTGGGTTCAAGAGGAATTGAGATTTATACAAAAGGAAATATTGATTTGAATTGTGGCAGTTGTAGGATAAACGGAAAAAACGTTTTAACGGATTAAGGCTTGAAAGGTGGGGATTGAATGGAAGATGAAAAAGAAATAATTCCTTATAAGGGGAAAATAGACCCCGATTTTATAAGTAAGGCTTTAAGAATGTATCAGAAATATAAGGGCGACAAGGCAGAATTGCACAAACGTATTGTAGACAACAATAAGTGGTACAAATCAAACTATTCGCACTTAATGAATCCTAAAACAAATGAAACAGAACCGGCAACAGCGTTTATATTCAGTGCCATAGAAAATAAATATGCCGATGCAATAGATAATTTCCCTGTTCCTAATCTTTTGGAGCGTGAGCCGTCTGACACTCAGACGGCTAAAATTTTGTCTAAAATTATTCCTGTTCAGCTTGAAATGAGTGGATATAAGAAAGTATATAAGGATAACTGGCGAAGAAAATTAAAACACGGTACGGCGGTTTATGGTGCTTTTTATAATGAGCAGATACGAGATATTGACATACGGGCAATAGACATTATGAGTATATATTGCGATATGCACGTCAGAGATGTGCAGGACAGTCAGTTCTTATTTATAACAAATGCGGTGGACAACGATGTATTGAAAGAGAATTATCCTGATTTTAAGGCTTTATTTCACGGAGACGCAAGTGTGGAAAGTTACAGCGGAATACACCAAATAGACGACAGAACAGAGGTTATCGATTGTTATTATAAAAAGGCAGACGGTACGCTTCATATGATTAAGTTTGTGGGCACTACGGTTATTGATTCTACCGAAGATACAGAGGGGTACGAGCACGGATTATATAAACACGGAATGTATCCTGTTATATTTGATGTGCTTTATGCGGAAGAAGATTGTCCGTTTGGGTTCGGTATTGTTGACGTTATTCGTAATCCGCAACAATATATTGATAAACTTGACGGTATTATTATAAAAAATGCGATACTTTCCGGAAAACAACGTTATCTTGTCAAGGAAAACGGTAATATAAACGAAAAGGAATTTTTGGATTACAGCAAGGATATTGTACACGTTACAGGAAGTGTCGATGAAACAAATATAAAGCCGATACAGGCAAACGGACTTTCAAATTATGTATTGGAACACAGAATTGAGAAGATTAATGAATTAAAAGAGGTGGTCGGCAACCGTGATTTTCAGCAAGGCGGTACATCAAACGGAGTTACGGCGGCAACTGCAATTACATCTCTGCAACAAGCGGGAGAAAAACTGTCACGAGCAATTATTGATGACAGTTATGATGCCTACAAGTCGCTTATAATTATGATTATTGAACTTATGAGAGAGTTTTACGATGAGGAACGCATATACCGTATCACAAACGAAATAGGTGCAACACAGTTTGCACAATTTGATAATTCTATGCTTATGACACCTATGGAAAAACGTGACGCATTCGGTTTTGTATATGACACCGAATACAAGAGAACGGAATTTGATATAGAAGTTATTCCTCAAAGAGAGAATCCTTTTACAAAGGAAAGCAACAATCAAACTATTATGAATTTATGGAATGGTGGCTTTTTTCTGCCACAGAATTTTGATGTCAGTATCATTGCTTTGCAAAGTATGAATTTTGATGGGAAAGAAAAGATTATCGAACAGATACAGGGATTACAGAAACGCAATCAGCAACAGATGTTAGAACAACAGCAAAATTTAATGCAGGGTCAGACAGAAAACGAACTTGTTCCGGTAGGACAATACAACGGCGAAAATGATGAAAGCATAAATGAAGAAAGCGTAAGTAACGGAGAACTTATTCCGGTCGGAAAATTCGGAGGTGAAAATTAATGTCAACAATAGCAACGCCTAATTATTTAAAACAAGCGGCAGACCAAGTCTTGCCACAGAAAACCAGTACAACTCAGAACAATTCGCTCACGTCTAAAGCGGCGGAGCAGACACTTGATGCGATAAATAAGTCATATCAAAATCCGACAACGTCCATGTCAAGCACATCGGCTGTCAGAAACGGAACTTCAAATGCTATGATTCAGCCACAAGTTGCAGCAACGCAGAGTGTTCCAACAACAAATGGTATGAAAGGTGTGCGTGCAACTCTTAATAATTATGGAATAAATGATGTAGGATGGAATGATGCAACGAAATCGGTAACCATTAACGGTAAGGATTATTATAAACCGTCTACTGTGGTTGACGGTACAAGTTATGCAAACGACAGAGATATGTATAACATTATAAATTCTGCGTACAGAGATAAGGGGAAGTCGATTGCCGGTGCAACTGATTATGTAAATTCTAAAGGAATAAGCAATGCCGTTAAATGGTCGGGAGGACAGCTTATGGTCGGCGGTCAAAATGTTCCTGTTGCATATGTTGATGATAACGGAACGGCATATGCCGAAAAAAGTGTACTTGACAAAGCGATAGCTTCATACGAAAAAAATGCAGGGATAAAAGGAAATCAAGGCGTTTATGACAGTTGGAAAAGTGAATACGGCGACAGAATAAATGATGCACTTGATACGATATTAAATCGCAAAGAATGGAGTTATGATCCTGAAAGTGACAGTGCATATCAAGCGTATAAGGAGGCATACACAAGAGATGGTAACAAAGCATATCAGAACGCATATGCACAGATGGCGGCAAATACAGGCGGTTACGGTTCAAGTGTCGGTATGACGGCGGCAGGTCAGCAGATGAATAATTATATGCAGCAACTTGGGGATAGGATACCGGAACTTATGCAAAATTCATATAGCAGATATGCAAACGAACAGGAACTTAATCGTGCGGCACTAAACAGTCTGTTAGGTGTAGCGGATTCGGACTACAACAAAGCATATCAGGCAAATCGTGACAGTATCAGTGATACTTCAGCAGCAAACTATTATAACTATTTGCGTGACAAGGACGCAAGGGACTATAACAGACAAGTCGGAACAGAGGACAGAACATGGAAGTATCAAGAACCAATACTTCAAAATCAGGTTGAGCAGAGCAATGCGGACACAAGTCGTTATGCACAAAATGCCGATTTAGACTTAGAGAGTAAGCAACTAAGTAATACATCTCAAAGAATAACAAATCAGATGGCTAAGATACAAGAAGTTCTGTCAAAATATCAGTATAGCGGTAATATTGACGCACCGATAGCAGAGGAAGATGCGTTAGCTATGGGTATAGGTAAAAAAGCTGACGGTACATATCCGAGTATAAGAGATATACAGGAGCAATATGCAACTTTGCAGGCGGCGGCACAGTTAATTGGTTGGAACAATTACGGAAAGGCAGAAACGCTTGACACTTGGAAGATTAACAACGGATTATACGGAATGTAAGGAGGACTGATTTATGGCATGGTCGGACAGTTTATCTAAAAATTTCAAACTGAAAAAAACGGAGGAGCAAAAAAAACAGACATCTGATAAAGAACAAAAGCAAAACTCTCAATCAGGAAATTTTTATGAGGACTTTAAGGCGAGAAAAGCAAATAACACTAAGGAAAATGTCACGGAGCGTTTGACAGGCTCGGCTTCATTCAATAAAAACAATACAAATAAATCAACCGACAGAGCATATACAAACAAGTCTGAAAGTATAGTTAAAAAAACATCTCCAACTTCAACATTTGTAAATAATTCAAACAGATTTAAAGGTTATCGGACTTACAGTGAAAGAAAAAAGACCGGAAATATTTTTGTTCCGTCTACTGTATTGGGTAAATATACTAACGGATTTTCAAAAGAAAATACTGAAAAGATGAAATCAAACAAGTGGAAGGGCAGTTACGGAGTTATGCCGGTACAAGAAAAGATTACAAGCGGCGATACGGCGACAAAAGAAAAAAAGCCGGGATTCGGTAAATGGCTTGGAGATAACGTGATGAATGGCATAGGACAGTTTAACCGTTCGGTTGCAAGCACAGCTGATCTTATTATTCCAACGGCAGGAGATTTCGGAGGCGACAGTATTGTCGACAGAGTTATAGATTACTATAAAGGCGACTCAGACAGACTTGCACAGAATGCGGAAAAAACAAATGCTATAAAAGGCGGTAATTGGGGGACGGCAGGTAAGCTTGTCTCGGGTACAGTATCGGCATTGCCGAATGCAATTATTGCAATGATGAGCGGAGGTACTTCGACCGGTGCGGCGGCATTAGAAAGTACAGCATCTAAAGGAATAGGAGAAACTATGCTGTCTTCGGCAAAGCAACTTATGAAAAATCCTATGTATTGGAGTTCGTTCGTACAGACAGCCGGAAATTCATTCGATGAGGCTAAGGCAGACGGAGCAAGCGATATTGAAGCCACTGCAACGGCTATGATAAGCAGTTTTTTGAATGCCGGCGTAGAAGTGGGCGGTGGTATTGAAACAATACCAAGTAACCCAAGAAGTATTAAGACGTGGGTTAAAGGAATGTTTGATGAAGGTAAAGAGGAAGTTGTACAAGGAATAATAGAACAGGCTACTAAAAAAGCCGTGTATGATCATAACAAGAAAATCGTTTCTAAAACGGACCAAAATGCGATTATAAATCCAAGCCGTTCTGCTGATGAATTTGTAGGCGGTGCGGTAGTAGGCGGAATACTCGGTGCAGGGCAGATGGGAGCGGGAGCAGCACTTGATGCTTATGGACATACTGTTCAAACAGGACGTGAATTTAAGGATATGGGCGAGGTGCAGAGTGTTATTGATACCGGTAACAAGAGCGATAGAAATACTTCTGCTTATAAATATGCACAGAAAATGCAACAGAAACAAGATAAAGGTGTCGATTTAAGTGACTGGAATATTGGACGTCAGTATCAGAAAAATGTCAAGGCGATTGATGCGGAAAACAAGTTTATAAATGATATTTCGGGTGCGACAGGAGTAGAGACTGAAGTTCATGCCGATATGCACGGACTTAACGGACGGTATATATCAAGTGTAAATAACAAATATTCACCGATTGAATATGACGGTAATGGCAATGCTTATGTGAGAATTGATGAGGATATTTTAGAAGGTGTTGCACCAGAAGATTATATTAAAACTGTAAGAAATGTTCTAAAATATAAATTTTCTGACGGAATAAATTTGAATGGCAAAAACATTGCCGTGAGCGGAAAATCACGAGGTGAATTTACAAGTTCAAAATATACAAAAAATATGTCTGCAAGTGACAGAGCAGATAAATTTAGAATGGCTAATAATATTGATGAAATTGTTAATGTGCAAAATAACATAAATACCGAAGGACTCAAACATCCAAGGAAAGATGATATAATCAGTTTTGACGGAGGATATGCGACTATAAAAGTTGGAAACAATGAATTTTTAGGTAAAATTCTGCTTGCTAATAAGCAAGACGGAACACAACAATTTTATGATATTGTCGATTTAATTCCAACAAAAATACAGCAACCGCATTTCAACGCGGGTCGCACAAATGCGATTGCCACGGACCGAAATGACGGTGCTGTATCTACTAATAGTATATCTGAAAATAGTAAAAATGTCAATGGAAAAATTGATATATCTGCAAACGGCGACACTTCGATTCCCACTACAGTAAAACACGAATTTACACACGCATTTAAGCAGAGTGCACCTCAGGCATATCAAGATTTTGAGGATTATGTCATGAAATCGGTTATGGAAACAAATCCGGAAGCGGTTAGAAAAAGACTTAATTCACTAAAGAGCAGATATGAACAGGAGGGGATACCGTATAATGATGAAATAGGTCGAGAGGAAATAGTTGCCGAAATGACAAGTACTTTTGAGCCTAATGTAAACAAAATTGCATACGGAAATCCTAATCTTGCTGATAAAATCTTACAAGGGATAAGCACTGCAAAGGCAAAGATACAGTCCGCTTTATCTTCGCCATATACCAATGACCGTACAGGTGTTCAAATGACATACACACAGCTTAATGAGGCTGAACAACTATGGAATAATGCACTGCGTCAGGCGGCTGAAAACAGGGGGAACGCAAATGGTGGCAAGGCTGTTGTGCGTAATTCTATAACTGAAATCGTTGGGAACAATGGTAATTATGGTAAGGGAGTATATCTTGATACAGATTTATTCAAAGGTATCAAACCGAGAAATTGGGGCAAAGTCCTGTCAAAGTATGTGTATGATAATCTTGCAGGAACAGAGCTGACCGTATATGACAATAACGGGAATCCAGAAACAATTTCTTTTGCAAAAAAGAATGAAAGAGTTACAAAAGATGATGCGGTTAATTCACATAAAGTAATTGATAAGTTGGCAAGAACAAGAGGCAATGCCAATTCACTGGGCATTGTTCATATTGATGAATTGTTGCAAACAGCAACAGACATAGGAAGTACATATGTGAATAATCATCAATGGCTTGATAAAAATGGGTGGCAATATAAAAAGGCATATATGCAGGATATAAACGGCAGAATATATGAAACAACATTGAATATTGCTAAAACTGCTGACGGAAGAAATATACTATATGCTTTGTCAAATACAAAACAGATAGACGAGGGCGTTGTGCCCTCAACCCAAAACGGGAGGGGCTCGCACACTATCCGTCTATCTGTTACAGATAGTATACCCGAAAATAGTAAAAATGTCAATGGAAAAATTGATATATCTGCAAACGGCGACACTTCGATTCCCACTACAGTAAAACACGAATTTACACACGCATTTAAGCAGAGTGCACCTCAGGCATATCAAGATTTTGAGGATTATGTCATGAAATCGGTTATGGAAACAAATCCGGAAGCGGTTAGAAAAAGACTTAATTCACTAAAGAGCAGATATGAACAGGAGGGGATACCGTATAATGATGAAATAGGTCGAGAGGAAATAGTTGCCGAAATGACAAGTACTTTTGAGCCTAATGTAAACAAAATTGCATACGGAAATCCTAATCTTGCTGATAAAATCTTACAAGGGATAAGCACTGCAAAGGCAAAGATACAGTCCGCTTTATCTTCGCCATATACCAATGACCGTACAGGTGTTCAAATGACATACACACAGCTTAATGAGGCTGAACAATTATGGAATAATGCACTGCGTCAAGCAGCAGAGAACAGGGGAAATGTAAGCAGTGGTGAGGATGCTGTCAGATACTCGACTGTAGGAAATAAAAATAATAGTCTGAAAGAGCAAATACGAAATAATTTGGAAGAATTAGATCGTATGCTACCTGTAATGAATTATACGTATAATATTAACCAAAATCTTTCCAACAGCGAAAAAAGAAATGCCGTTTTAGACGAGTATTTGAGAAAATATGGTACGGATAATAAGAATATTATTGTTACACGCAAGGGATTTGGCGACGTCAGTGTAGGAGCAAAAGATATACGAAGCGGTTTGAGATATTTGAATACAGATGCTGAATATGCCGCTGTATTAGCTATTCCGTCTGTTATAACGGAAGGAACGGAAATAGACAGGCATAATAATCATAAAAACAGAGGCTATAATACAATAACTTTTGCTGCACCAGTTGAAATAAACGGAGTGCGAGGGAATATGGCAGTTACCATAAAGGAAACGAACAAATACAAATATAAAATGCACAGAATACTACTGCCAGATGGTTCCATGTTTGAATTTTTGGACAACGAAAAAAACAGCAGCTACAACGATGGGACGGTCGACGATAATGTCAACGGTAGCCCATCCATCGCTACTGTTTCTAATAATAGTATATCTGAAAATAAGCCGATTGTCAAGAATTCTTTGGGAGGAAATACGAGCGATACACAAGTAAAATCGGCTACTGATAATGTTGGCACATTTGACAAGAATAAAACAGATATACGTTACTCCTTTGCAGGGGACAATGCAAAAACTGCTGATATGGGGGCGTTACAACAAGCAAGGGATTTAGAACAAAGCGGAGTAAGTATTGAAGAAATCAGAAAGACTACGGGGTGGAGTAGAGGATTAGATAACAAGTGGAAGTTCGAGATTGACGACAGTGGGGCAAAGTACAACGAGGAAAAAATACGATTAGGAAAATCCGTAAATTTAGATGAGGTACTCGAACATAATGACCTTTTTAAAGCATATCCTGATTTGAAAAATGTAAAGGTTAAAGAAATATCGGGATTGGAGGCAAAAGGCATTTATTCTCCTGAGTTTGATTGCATATTTATGAATAAAAATATGACGACACAGGAAAAATTAAAATCACTCATTCACGAAGTGCAACACGCAATACAGGTAAGAGAGGGGTTTGCGGTAGGAGAAAGCCCTGACAGTGAAAACAGAAATCAAAGTGCAGGAGAAATTGAGGCTGACGATGTAAAGGCACGTCAAGGTATGAGCAAAGAAGAAAGACTTAATACATTCCCCGAAAGTATGAAATCTAATCCTAATGCCGATGTTGTATTTTGGGATAATGGTAATATTAAGAATATGGGAGATGTAAACAACCAAACGAACGGAAATAGCAATATATACGATTATACAAAATCTTTTGCAGAACAGATAAATGATTGGAAACAGGGGTTAATACCTCAAAACGATTCACTTCTTGTTTCAGGAACTCCCGAAGTGCTTAAGAAAACAGGTTTTAATGCACTGCCAATAACAATAAATCAAAAACATATTGATTATGCAATAAATGGCACTAAAGATGTAGACCACCATTTAGGTGAAACATTACTTAAGCAGTTGCCGCAGGCTTTGGAAAATCCTGTTGCTATAATAAGTTCTCAGACACAGCCTAACAGAGTGGTTGCGATATTAAAAATGCAACATAACGGAAAAAATGTCGTAACTCCCGTAGAAATAGATGGCTATGGAACACAAAACAATCTTACAATAGATAGTAACGCTGTGGTTTCTATATTCGGAAAAGATAATGCTATAACAAAACAACTAAAAAATGCTTTAATTGATGAAGCAAACAATAAAACAAGTATGTTTTATTGGAATAAAAAAGAAGCCTTATCTTTACTACAGAGACCAGGGCTCCGATTGCCCAACCCCCTGCCTCAAGATGGCTTCATACATAATATAACAGAAAAAAACTCGTCTGTCAAGCCTAAAATTAAAAATGCAACATATTCTCAACAATTTAAACGTTGGTTCGGCGATTGGGAAAACAATCCTAAAAAAGCAAGTAAGGTTGTTAATGAGGACAGAACACCAAAAGTGGTGTATCACGGGACGTCTAACGGTGGATTTTGGTTTTTTGATACATACGGTTCAAACTTTGGCTTGTTTGGAAATGGCAGTTATTTTACTGAAAGCGAAAATGTAGCAAAATCCTACACAAATAAAGGTAAAGGTAATAACAAACAAGTATATAGTGTGTACCTTGATATAAAAAAGCCGATTGATATGGACGCACAAGCTGATATATCAAAATGGAATAAAGCCTTTAAGGAACAGGATATTGATGTTGTCGCACAAAAGGGCGATACCAATGAGCAAGTATATAGAAAACTTATTGAAGAACTTAAATACGAGGATTATTCAAAATATGAAGCAGAGGAAATCGTATCAAGCATAATCCAACACAATATGGGATATGACGGTATAACACATATTGGTGGTGGAAGATTTTACGGTGGTAGTGAAAAACATCGAGTTTGGATTGCGTTTGAACCAGAACAAGTAAAATCGGCTACTGATAATGTTGGCACATTTGATAAGAATAAAGCGGATATACGGTATTCAATGAAAGAAAATACTGATACGGATAAAGTCAGTCAATTATATGAAAAAACAATGCAAAAGAACGCATATACTGATGAATTTAAGGACGAGGCAGAACGCAGAAAACCTGAATTTATGTACATGGGTATAACCAACAAGGAAACATATGAGGTGGCACAGACGGATATATCAAGTCGAGGTGATAATACTGTTTTATCGGAATTGTCTATGAAAAATGGCGAGTGGAGTGCTGATGATACTGCTAAATCGCTTGCACTTATGGCGAAATACCAGAGTGAAAACAACACTTCCAAGGCGGTTGATGTTGCATCTATGCTCCGTGAAAAAATGACAAAAGCCGGTCAAGCGGTCCAGGCATTAAAAATTGTGAACAAGCTAACGCCGGAGGGACAATTTATTGACTTTGTTCGTCAAGCGGAAAAGGCGGTAGATGATCAGATAAACAAGCACCCGGCAAAAGACAAGATACGACGGGAACTAAAGGAAGTTGAGAACATTGACAGACAGCGTGGTGATAGCGGAGAACATACGCAAAATCGTAACGATAAATCTGAAAAGGACAAAGTTCTTGACAAATGGAAAATAGACCATTTGGATACGGATGACACAAAACAGGTTAATGACGTATTAAAAACACTTGATACTCTTAATGACAAAAATGATCTTATAAATCTTATATTAAAGCAGTCGAAGGAGCGAAAGACAGCTTCTAATGTTTTCGTGAAAAAAGCACTTGAGGGACAAAATATTGAATTTTTAAAAGATACCGCCGTTATGCAGGTGTTTGGAAAAATATCCGATAAAATACCGAGTTCGATTGCTCAAAAGGCATCAACCTATCAAGCAATGTCACATTTGCTCAATGCACGCACTATGATGAGAAATATAACATCGAATGCGGCATTTAATACAGTTGACAGAATTTCAACCGATATAGGTGCTATTGCAGACAGCATTATTGGACTGTTTTCAGGTCAGAGGACTGTTGGAGTAGACAGAGGAATATTTGAAAAGGGACGGTTTAAAGCCTCGGCAGACAGGGCAGTAGCACAATATATTGATATTGCGTTGGCGGTAAATCATGAAACAGACAGCAGCAAATATAATCTTAATTCCGCAAGACGCACGTTCAAGAGCAGAACCTTAGGCGGACTTGAACGTGGTATGTCATATGGATTACAGGTTACAGATGAATGGAGTAAGGGCGGAATTGAATACAATATCAAGAAAAGTCTTGAGCGTTTGAAAAAATGTGGATTTACAGAAGATGAAATTGACAATATTGCAAAGTTTGAGGCAAAATACAGGACATTTCAAGACGATACAAAGCTTAGTCAGATATTAAAAGGTCTTAAGGATACACTTAACGTTATTGGCATAGGCGAAACAAACCAAGTCGGCAGACTGAAAAGCCACGAGTTCGGATTGGGAGATCTGGTGCAAAAATATACGCAGGTACCAGGAGCGCTTATAACACGAAGCGTAGAATACTCACCACTTGGATATTGCAAAGCACTTTACAATATCGGTAATGCTACATACAACAAGAGCAAAGGTGCGGATTTTAATGCAACGGACCAAAGAAATATTGCTCTTTCCCTCGGACGAGCAATGACAGGAACAGGACTTATAGCATTATTTGCAGGACTTTCAAAATTAGGTATATTTACGGGTGAGCGTGAAAACGAAGATGATAAACTGAAAGCAATGGAAAATTCCGAGGGAATATCAAATACACAGCTTAATCTTTCTGCACTGTCAAGACTTATCGCAAGCGGAGGTAAGGATACAAGCGGTAGAAAAAACGGCGATATTCTTACTTCATTGGGATTCCTTGAGCCACTTAACACACTGATGGCGATGGGAAATGCCGTTGCAGAAAATGGCAGTGTAAAAAATCCGGTAGATTGGGCGAATGCCGCAACCGCAAAAACGTTTGATCAGATTATGGATATGTCAACTATGAGTACAATGCGGAGTATATCAAATACACTTACATATGGAGGAAATGGATTAGACGTTGCGATTGGTACACTGGCAGACAGCGGAAGTGGATTTGTTCCAAGCCCTGTAAGACAATTCGGTAGTTTTATAGACACAACACAAAGAAATCCTTATAACGAAGAAAACAGTATAGATAAGGCAAGGGAACGCTTTAGGACATCAATTCCTGGGATGAGAAATAATGTTGCCGCAAAAGTAAATTCTTTTGGGGAAGAAAAAACTACTTCATCAGGAAACAGAGCCATAGATTTTTTGAACAATTTCTTTTCACCGGGATATGTAAATGTTTATCAAACAAATGATATATCAGAGGAGTTATATAGGCTATCAGAGCAAAGTGCTGATGTTCTGCCACATATCCCGGCAAAGTCATTTACTGTTGACAAAGTACAGTACAAACCAAGAGGTAAGGATTATGAGGTATACAGTAAACTTGTAGGTACGATTACGGCACGGAAAATGCACGATATTATAAATGCAGATAGTTACAAGGATTTGAGCGACGAGGATAAAATTATAGCTCTTTCAAAGGCTGCAAGTGACGGTGAGAAAGAGGCAAAAGAACGCTATGCAACCAGGGATAAACCGGCTATTCAGTCAGAGAATTCTGTATTTAGATTAACAGAACCGACAACTTTGAATGCAAGAAAGCAAGCTTTAAAGGAAAGTCAAGAAAAGCAACAAAGAGCCGTATCGTATATACAAGATGTGACGGACAAGCTTGCAGAGATGTTACCGGATAAGGCGGATGAATATGGAGTGAACTCACTGCAGATTAACGATATAAAAAGTATCAAAGTTGACGGCAAAAGTTATGATATATCGTCGGAAACAGAAAAAAAGATTGTCAACACAGCAAATGAGGAACATTATTCAAATGTTGAAAAACTGATGAACAATGAAATTAATGTTGAGGATATTGTTGGGTACACCTCTAAGGGCAAAGCAAGAACCTCAACGCAGGCAGACGGTTCAAAGGTATCATTGACGGGCAAGATGTACAACGATGATGGAACACCAAGATTTGATGAACTGGTTACGGTCAAAATTATATATAAATCAAAGGAAAATGCAAAAGAACACGCTACGGAGAAATACAGGGACGAGATAATCGGAAATAACATATCAGCAGATGATGAGAAGTCTACTAAGGTATCTAAAAGCAAGAGAGCTAGAACTAAATTTACAAGTGCGAAAGGTTCAGGACATTCTTCATCGGAAGGTAAAAAGAAGGGGAGAGGAAAAGATTCCAATAATTCGGGTGGAACATCAAGAACTCGATTTACGGCAAGAGCAAACACAAACAGTACAGCAGATAAGAATAACAGCAATACGCAAGATATTTTATCGCTTCCGAATACCGTGAATCCACAACTTATTCAATCAGCGGCAAATTCATTCATGAAAAATAACAATGTTTCAAATACGGTGAAACCGATTGAAAATCCACTGTTTATGTAAAGGAGAGTGATGTATATGAAAACATTAATTATCACAGGAAACGACGTAAGGAACGACATTGAAGAAAAAACAATAAGTAATTGGGTGGCAGAATATCTCAAGCGTGAAATGTGTAGGCATAGGGATGCTAAGATATTAGACCACCCCGACAAGAGTGTCACATCAACAAAAATAGCGGATAAGGCTATACATACAGAACATATTGCGAATTATGCAATCACAAAAGACAAGGTAGTCAATGGAGCGGTCACAACTGATAAAATTGCTGACAAAAGTATAACGGCAGATAAATTAGCATTAGATATTGTTGCGGATTTAGGGAAAGCCAATACATTCCTTTATTCTGATGGTGAGCCGATATGTCTTTCAGAATATAAAAATACATCAGGAGGCTACGAAGTTCCTGATATTCCTGTCAATGTGTTTTTCAAATTGGAAAATGATACGGACAGCATATTAACGAAATTTCAAACAGCTGATGACCACTACACAACATTAAGTTGTGATATTGCTCCGGGCGAAGTGAGAATATGCGTTTTAATACAAAAAGAAGTCAGCGGAGCAGACCCACAAAACGGGTATTTGTTTGTATTGGACGATAATAGTATAAGAAAACTATTAAACGACAAAGCACCGACAAACCACGCAAGCGGTGCCACAACATACGGTGTGGGTAATACAAGTAATTACGGACATTTGAAATTGTCTGACAGTACCACAAGTACAAGCAGTACGTCAAGCGGTATCGCCGCAACACCGAGAGCAGTCAAGACCGCATACGACAAGGTGGTGGATGTTGACAACAAAGCTGATAATATCGCCGAAGATATGGCAACAATGCAAAAGGAATTGAAAGCAAAAATATCAGATATAAATACCGAACTGACAACGGATAACCTGTTTTATGATTTATCTAAATACGTCAACAGTGAAAACAAATTAGTCACTGACGACAGCGGTGTACAGTATTTGTCATATTCGGGAACGTTTGACGGTGTGTATCTGTATCACAATTTTGTTGTTGATAATTTCCGCCGTAAACCGAAAACGGAAACTACATTAGAATTGACATTCAATGTGGCGTCACGTCATATAGCAGGGGACGGTTGCGACAGTGGCGGTTTGAATAAAGGTGAAACAGACGTATTGATTACATACACTGATACAACAACCGAAACATTCGGACAGTCATATTACACAGCAACCGATACAGGTGATAAAACAATCACGATAAACGGCACATCAGAAACGTATAAAACAACAAAATTTAAAATTGAAATCCCTGTAAAAAAAGAAATTAAATCAATTTCATTCCGAATTGTATCGGATAACTATTATACAAACGGTGACCCGACGGGAAATGCGTGTAAACAGAAAACATTAATACAGTCGGCTGTTTGTTATGATGATGAATGTGTAGCGGTATTACGTGATGATATTAACGCGAATACATCAAAAATTACTGCCAATACAACAAAAATCACCGAAATTGATAAAACAGTTACAGACATTTCAAAAAACCAAATATTTGTCGTGTGCGACGGCGACCACGACGAACTGAAATTACAGGCGGCGATAGATAGCGCGCAAAACAACAGCGTTATCTATCCTGTAGGTACACAATGTGTTTTGACAAACGAAAATACCATACGTGGTTATGGATTGCCGGAAAGTAGCGGTAGAGCTGTTATATCACTAAAATCGGGTATTACATTAGACGGTTCAATGTGTGATGATTTCGTTTTTAAAAACACAGATCCTGTCGCAAAACAGTACATTTTCCATATGACACAATCCACGACAATGAAAAATGTAGTATTCCACGAAGATACTGAAACAGTAACAGCCGATACTGTCAATCCGACAGTGCTGTCTGTCGGTAGTGAATCAAAAATAGTATCCTGTACATTCTACAATATATTTAGTACACATCAATTCGGCGTATCAACGTTTGAAATGAACGGTGTGCTATTTGTAGATAATATCATAGATACGTTCGCAGGTGCACCGGCAAATAATTTGACAAATGAAATAAAAATCGCAGGCCATTCGTTTGTTATGGGTAACAAATTTTTAAATTTCACGCAAAAAGAACAAACATTAGGCTATATGTTGCAGACGTCAACCGTTATATTTGTAAACAATTATATGTCCGGTTTTACAAATTGCAGTATTGATATAGGCAGAAAAATAGTAGGCAATATATTTAAAACGTTTACTGATTGCAGTATCAGACTAAATGGTGAATTTGCAGACAATGAATTCACCACAATTACACAGAACACAAAAACGCCGTTTATATCTGCCGCAGGGATTACATTAATCAGCGGAAACAGAATATCCAGTGTAAAAATCAATGCAGAATATATTGATTTTATCGAATGCGGAAATTATGCCGTTATATGCGGAAATTATATGTGGATTGCCGCCGGTCCTGCGTCGGGACAATGTAATCTAATATCAGCCAGCAGTCAGACGTTAATAGCAGATAATATATTTAGGACAACAGCGTCCGTAACGGCAAATGCGGATTTTTCAATTATATACAGCGACGGTAAAACAGTAGTCAAAAATAACGTGACAAACGCGACATCTATCGGAACGTTCGGCGATACGTGCGTTGTTGACGGAAATGTGACAGGGTGGTGATATTATGTACAAATTTTATATGAAAAACGGGCAGGCACAATTCTATGAACGTGGTGTTGAAATTGACGGCACAGTGTACGGAATACATACCGACAGGGATATATTGCGTATAAAACGCAGTGTTGTAAATAACAAATTTGCCGAAACTGACGACAATTTCGATATGGACACAGAAATTGCAAAAATTCAGCATACGGACGTAACGTTGGAACAGCCTACGGCGGAACAGTTGGAGCAGATACAGTCAAAAACATTTGACAGTATGTCGGATATGAAACAGCACGTTCAGTCTGTTATGAGCGGTGACGAAACAATGTCACAGGACGAAATCAACGCAATGCTGATGTTACAGATTGCAGAGTTAAAGGCAGGTGTTGAGAGTGAATAAGGCATTGATTAAACGATACTACAAAAAAGGCATTTACAAGGAAAAACATTTAGATGTTTTTGTGAAAGCGGGATACATCACAGAGGACGAAAAGAAAGAGATTATGGAGGGTTAAATATAATGAACATATGGGAAACAATTAATGTATTTTGGGTTACATTAGCGTGTAACCTATTCGTGAAAACTGTATTTATTGCGGTTATGTTAGATACAGTATTAGGACTACTTAGGGCAATCAAAGAAAAGAAATTTAACAGCTGTTTCGGCATAGACGGAGCGATAAGAAAAATAGCTATGATTATTTCCGTCGTATTTTTGGCGGTGTTGGATAAACTAATCGGGTTTAATATGATGCCGTTCGTGCCAGAAGATATATTAAAATATATCGGCGTTACACAGGTTGGGATTTGTGAGTTTTTCTGCCTGCTATACATAATGTATGAAAGTATATCAATTCTGAAAAATATGTGTTTATGCGGTTTGCCGATTCCAAATAAATTGCGAAACGGCATTGAAAAGTGGTTAGACACTATGACATCAGAATTGGACGGCAAGAAAGGGGAATAACTATGGATATTCAAATCAAACAGGGTCCACAGTGCCACACGTCTAATTGTTACACATACAGGAATGGCGATATTAAATATATCGTCATTCATTTTACGTCAAATAACGGCGATACAGCATTGAACAACTGCAATTATTTCAGCGGTGCAAATCGTGGTGCGTCTGCACATTATTTTATCGGTGATGACGGTATATATCAATCTGTACCCGATAAATGGGCGGCGTGGGCGGTCGGTGGTACAAAAATTTACAAACACCCGTATTGCAGGAATATGAACAGTATTTCGATTGAAATGTGCAGTCGTATCGGTGCGGACGGTAAATACTATATTCGTGACGGGATTGTGGAACAGACAATTAAATTAACACGGTATTTGATGAATAAATACGGTGTGCCGGCACAGAATGTACTGCGTCATTATGACGTGTGGGACAAACAATGTCCAGAGCCATTTGTGCGTAAACCGGAGCTATGGCAAGATTTCAAAAGAAAATTGACAGAAAGTGAGAATTTAACTATGGAACAGTACAATGAACTAAAATCATTAATCGAAAAACAGGCGGCGGAAATAAATGATTTGCGTAATGTAAATCAACAGTTGGTAAACGTGGTGCAAACTACAATGGTTTATGATTATGTCGACGACAATATGCCCGATTGGGCAAGAACGGCGGTTCAAGCTGCAATGAGTTTTGGTGCGATCAGAGGTGACGAAAATGGTCGACTTGGACTGTCGTATAAAGATTTAAGGGCGATTTGTAGGGAATACAGATGCGGTCTATATAATAGGTAGTTTTGAGGGTGGTGTAATGCCACCCTTATTTTTTTACAATTGATACTGGCATTGACATAATGCGCAAAATATGATATACTCAAAACAAATTGGAATTTTTAAGGAAGATGATTATGTATAGGCGTTGTGAAATTCAGATATATGCCGATGAAAGTTGTCATTTGAAGAATGACAATAAAGAGTATATGATATTAGGAGCTATTAAAGGTACTGAAACAGAAGTATTAAATATATCACAAAAAATAGAACAATTAAAGCAAAAATCTGGGATAAGCGCCCAAGGAGAAATAAAATGGAATAAAATTAGTCCAGGAAATGTAGATTTATATAGAGAATGTATAGATATTTTTATGGAATCTCAATTGAGTTTTAGATATGTAGCCGCCAATAAAAGTGTATTAGATCATAATAGATTTCATCAAACACACTCTGAATGGTATTACAAGATGTATTATGAATTGTTGAATAAGATGGTTGGATACAATGATTGTTACAATATTTTTTTTGATCCAAAGGATAGCGGTGTTAAAAAGGATACAGTAAAACTAAAAGAAATATTGGGACGAAGATATAATGTGAATGTTTCGCCGATAGATTCTAATTCGCATCAAATGATGCAATTAGTTGATATATTGATTGGCTGTATTAAGTATGAATTTAATGGCGGAAATACAAGCTATGCAAAAAGAGATATATATGAACATTTGAAAAAGAATGTTTCTATAAATTTACACATAACATCACGCTTATCAGAAAAAAAAGTAAATGCATTTGTTTGGAATGGAGATAAAAGATAGATTATATGTTAAATATATACATACCACCAAAAGATAAATTTGATATAGAAAGTATTATAAAGCGGCAGTATAAAGAAGTCAACGAAAAATTTTTTCAGCGGAGACCCGAGATGACTATAGAAGGTAAACCTATAATTATTCAATTTGGCGAAAAAAAATTATTAGAATCAATGGATGATATACCAGATAATTATTTTTATGAACTTTTTTTTCATCTATGTACGAATGAACAATACAGAGATTTTGAAATTAATTGTTCTAATGTTGCTGTATATAAGTTATGTGCAGGGGGTAATAGAGATTGCAATAAGGTACCATATACTATATTTATAAAAAATAAAAAACGTTATTTGTGTATGTATAGATTGTGTAGAGTTCATTGGATAAGTAAAATAATTGATGAATATAATAATGGAAGTGATTTTACTTACTTTTATGAGTCAAGTTCGAATTCATATCTCATGTATTATAGGAATACAAAACGTAATTCTATTTTGTATTTAATTGTATTTACGAGGGATAGAGATAAGTATATTTTTAAAACTGCATATCCAGTAACAAGTTCAAAAGATAGAAAAAGGTTCATGGGTTATATTAAAAATGTAAAACAAAATAAAAAAACAGACTCTCTATTGAGAATCTGTTAGCTCTTTCTACAACACGGTAGATGAACACGGAGTGTAAACACTCAAAGTAAATATATCATTTACTATAATTATTATATGTATTTAGTATCATAATGTCAATCGGATTTTATAAAATAAAAAAAAAGTTTGCAAATTGTAAAGATGAAATGGAGTCTATAAATGCTTGGTGACATGATAAAAAAATTAAGATTAGAAAAGGGTATAACGCAAGATGAACTTGCTAAAAAATTAAATTTATCAGCTAGTACAATATCATTATACGAAAATAATATGAGAGATCCTGATATTAGAACATTGATTGATTTATCAAAAGTATTTGATGTGACTACGGATTATTTATTAGAATTATCAAAGGAGAAACATGGCAATATTGAGGAAATAACGAGAGTAACAGATATTTATAAATATCTTGAAAAATTAGAGAATAATATAAAAACGATTGAAAAAATAATTGCAAAATCAAACAGTAAAGAGAAATAGGTACTTATAATATTGATCTGACTATATTCTTGACTATCACACTATTAATTCCTATGGCTTTTTGTGGGGAGTTTCCAACGGCAAAAAAGTACGGAAAACGGCATAAACATTAGACATATCGCATATTGTCAAAGATATGCGATATGTCTAAAATCCTGACTTTTAATCAAGTTGTCCGGGGTTCGAATCTCCGATGGCTCACCAAGTGAAACCGCTTAAACGTATGTTTAAGCGGTTTTTTCGTTAAATTGGATAGCGGCTGTTGTGTAATTTAATTATATAAAGAAATAAGATTAAACATTATATTTATTTTGTATATAGTGATAAGAAAATCAAAATTAAGGAGGTATTAGACAGAAATAAATGATGATTTGTATTTTTGTCCGTTGGTGGAAATGAATATACATAATTATGAATGTATAGAAAATTGTGATTGTATCGATGGGTATATAAAAATTTCATCCTTGCCTGATGAATATAAAAGAAAAGCGGAGTTCAAAGAAATTTGTAAAAATGCAAATATCACTTTGATTAAAATAGTTATAGCTTGTGAATAAACCTATTTCCGAATTATCTTATTTTTTTGTGTGGTTTAAAAGCAAGCCGTTTTACCGTCTAATATAAAAAAATAAGGTGTTTATTATGTATATGGTGCAAAATCCTAATTCGGAGGCAGTTATTCAAGTCGAAAAAATAACAGGTTCGGTTTTATCAAACCTTGAATGTTTTTCGGAAAAAAGTGTTGAAAAACAAAAAATATAAATAAAAAAGTGTTGAAAACCTTAGGTTTTCAACACTTTTTTCTTTGGCAGGGGTACAAGGACTCGAACCTTGGGCACGCGGTTTTGGAGACCACTGATAAAATCCTCTGTAACCCGCATGAATACTACGTTTTCGGAATGGTTAATTGATGCGTATTACAGTTTGTATTACAATTTTTGAAAATGCTATTTAATTACATATTTTTGCTATTTGCTATTTGGTTTGTCTGGAATTGTCATTCGTAATTTATTGCTGGCAAGCAATGGCTTTAAATACTTATCTCAGAAATCGTTTTTATCCTTAATATCTATATGTATCATCAGTTCTTTCGCGTATGAGGTTCAGAACAAAATTTAATCAAAGCAATTAATTTTTCATTGACATTATCTTGAGGGTGATTTGTGGTTCTACTGCTTTGCTATACTTTCATCAATTATAATTCTTGTAATTGTTTTTTTATGAGTTTTGCATCTTTTTTTGAAATTATATACCCATTATTATTTTCTACTTTTAATAATTTTTCGATTATTCGTTTTTTTATATCAATACTAAGTTTTTTTTATTTTCTACTAACAGATTCAAAAGGTTCTCGAAAGATAATACCGTTAGTTGAAACTTATTGTTATTTACTCTTCTTATTACTAATTCTTTTGCGCCCCCATCGTTTGACATAAAATATTTAAGCCCTAGAAAATGAGCCATTATACAAGAATGAATCTCTCCCAAATTTTCTCGTGCTTTGCGATAGTGAAAAATATCAGTTTTATCTGATTCCCACATTTTTTTATTCATCTCTTTATAATACTCTTCAAATTCAATTTGATAAAATTTCTTGTATTTATCATTAAATATTTTGTCGTAAGGAATGCGTTCTATTATATTTTCATCAATTAATTGCTTGGCTTTTTGATTTACATCTAATTCATTGTCGGCCACATATTGGTGTATGACAGGGGAAAATCCTAAAGATTCCATTATATCTTTAAATAAAATTTCACCATCTTTAAATGATAAAAAAATGTTGAGAAAATCTGCATCAATTATTACTTGAGTTCTCATTATCTTCTCCTTTAAATAACGTATTCGTCTCATCTTCTGTATCTTTTATAGAAAAAGCATCTTTCAATATATTTAAATAATCTTCGGAAAATATATTATTATCTTTTGCGCATTTCAATAGTATAGGTAAATCTTTTATCCCCTTTGTTTTAGGAATTTTATTCAACCGTGTATATCCGCCTTCATCAATCATACGAAGCAATAATTCATTAAAAGATTCATCTCGATTTAACATCTCTACTGTTTTAGAATCGATTCTTCCTACTTCATTATATCTAATCAAAATAGCTTTTAATGGAACATAAAAATAACTCATCAAAAAAGCCGTTAATCTAGCTAAATTTGTATAGGTTATTGTTTTTCCATCATAATCCATTTCAGAAAGCTTTTCGTTTATTTTCTGCTTAAAAATCAACTCTGGCATTAATAATTCTGCTGCAAATCGATTAACAACATCTTCTTCATCTTCACCATCTTCAAGATCTTGTTTGTCTATCTTGTTAATTATTTTAAATAAATGCCCCAATTCGTGAGCTGCGATAAAAATTTGCTTTTCTGTTTTTTTTGCGGAATTTATAAATACAAAATCTTTTTTTTGACCATTAATCGTTCTTTCTATATGAAACCCATCAATATCATCGTCTTTCAATGGGAAATATAGCACTGTACATTTTTTTTCTAATATAGAGAATACATCGTCTCGAATTACTGCATTATCTATTTTTTCATTATGTTTTATTTCACTTATAAAAGTCTGTATTTTTTTTATTGATTCTTTTTTCAAAATATTGCCCTCCACTAAAAGATAAAAGCAGAATGCTATAAGCACTCTGCTTAATTATACTGTTGAGTTGCCTCTTTTAAATCAACATATCTATCAATGTAATCAAGAAGCATATCTTTATTTTCTTCTTTTGTAAATTCTCCCATACATTCAATAGGATCTACATCTGTACAGTTAATAATTTCGTCAACATTCAATTCTAAAACATTAGCTATTTCTTCTATTTGTTTTGGAGATAAAAACAATCTGCCATCAAATATTTTCCCGATATCTTTTATAGAATATCCACTTTCTTTAGCTAATAATTGAATGCTTTTGCCTTGTTCGCTCATTCTAGTTTTAATCATTTTTCCTAATCCACGTAAATAGCTCATAATGTATTCCCCTTCCAATATTGCAATCCATAAATCTAATATTGACAACTTATAATATATTATATATTATATCATATGTTGTCAATATCAAAAATAAACAATTATCACGTTACTTTTTTATATATTTTTCACTGTTTTACTTACTATATATATTATACCATAATTTGTGAAAGCTTTATATTCTCAAATTCCACAAAAATAAATATCAACTGGTATAGACAAAGGATATTCACTTTATTGGGTATATATAATTTTATGCCATTATTGCTTGTATTCGCTATATTAATCTTTTATCGTCACATTTGTGAATTTGCTTCATATACTCATATATCCATGGGGTTATTACCTTTGCTTTAAGCAGGGGGTGGCTTTTTTGGTAGTTAAGTAGTTTTTTATGTAATAATAAAAAATCTTTAGGTTGTTGTTTTTTTGAAAGTCATTATATATGTCTAGCGCAGAAAATAATACTTATCGTGTCGAAACAGATGGTTTCTTTGATGAATCATTCATTCCGATGGAGGACAAATATCTTGGTAAAGTATTGATTTGTTTCAGTGGCAGTGATGGGAAAATCGAACTGTCCAAAATGCTAGAAAGGATTTTTTATCTCAGGGGCTGACACCTTTGGCGCTAGCCTATGTGCTGGAGAAAGGATTGCCTACAAAATTCTCTCGTATTCTTGTTGATTTTTTGGAGGCGGCGGCAAAACGTTTGCACGATATGGTATATGACTTCTATATAGAAAGTATAAGTTGTGAATAAATCTCCATATCTTGAAAAAATATATTATTTATGATATGATATTAATGAGTAATTGTAACCAAAAGTAACGGATATTTTATCGTCTGTTACAAAGAAGTTAAATAAAAATGAAACAGTATCCATTGATATGCTTATGAGAATTTGCAAAGTATTTCATTGTGATATTGGCGATGTATGTGAAGTCATATTAGACGAAT